GCGGGCTTCGACGTCGCATCGCCGTTCAACTGGACGCATGCCGTCGGTGACCCGATGCCGGCGGCCGTCAAGACGCTGCTCACGGCCTGGGAGAACGAGACCCGTGTCTGGGTCAAATACCTCCACGACGGCGTGGCTGGCTGGAAGGGCGAGTCGGTGATCACCAACCTGACGATGACGGGTGGCATCGAGTCCGTCAGCAAGTTCGCGGTCACGCTGCAAGGCGACGGGGCTCAGGTGGCAGTTTGACCGTTCATGATCGCACTCTGGGGCCTCCAGCAGATTCTCTGGAGGCCGTCTTCTTTGCCGACGAAAGAGCAAAGTACAAAACCAAGGACTCCAACCATGTCATCCGCTCTCCGCGATGCACTCCGTGCCAAGATCTTTGCCGCCAAGCGTTCCTCGACGCTGGTTCCCATCGGAACCCCCGCCGAAGGTGAGGAGCCGCAGTTCGTCGAAGTCGTCCAGCCGTCCGTCGGCGAGATGATGGATCAGGCGTCGGTCGCTAATCCCCGTCAGCGTGTCGTGCGCATGATGATCAGCACCGTCTTCGTCCCGGGCACCAACGAGAAGGTGTTCGAGGAGGCCGACTACGACTCGCTGCTCGAACTGCCGGCGGACAACACGTACTCCAAGCTGATGGAGGCCATCACCTCCAGCATCGACTCGGCCAAGCAGGGTGCCGAGGCAAAAAAGCCCTGACGTCCAATGGAATGGCATACAGCATTATCCGTGTATGCCATGCATTGGGCAAGACTGAAGCGGAGGTGAAGGCCCTTCCTGTTGACGAGTTCTATCGGCACATAGTCTTTCTGAACGACGAGGCGAAGAAGAATGTCAGGCAAAAACGTTGAACTGGGCACCGTTGGCTTCAACCTCGAAGCCAATGACGCCTCACTAGACGGAAGTCTGGCCAAGCTTCGCCAGTTCGGTGAGGCCGTCAACAAGGCGTCCAACGCTACCGACGAGACGGGCAAGAAGGCCTACTCGTCGATGGTGCGGGTCGAGAAGGTCCTCACTTCCGCATTCGATCGTGTCTCGGCCCTGACCGAGAACATGAAGAGGCTTGGCGATACCGACGAAGCGATCGCACGCCTCACCTCTCAATACGACCGGCTAGTGACTGCGGCCATCAAGGCTGGTCGCGCATTCGAATCGCATGAACAAGTTCGTGCGACTGTCGGCCTTGGAGCAGCAACTGCTCAGGCGACTCGAGCCATTCGGGAACAAGCATCTGCCACCTCTTTGCTGGAGGCCAAGCAGAATGCTCTCGTCAGTACTTGGGAACGCGTCGCGAACGCCAGTTCACGCATGAAGATGCGTGGTGCGGCAGATGCCGACCTTGCCAAGTACAACGACCTTCTCGTCAACTTCCAGAATCAGGTCAACGCATCTGATTTGACGACGCTATCGCTTGCAGCGGCTCAACGCCAGTTCAATATGGCGCTGGGCGAGACGAACCGGGAACTCCGGGAGAACTTGAACGCTGCCCAGATGGCCGAGCGTCAGCAATCCCGCTTGATCCAGGCGACTCGTAACGTAGCATACGTCAATGCTCGCTTGATGCGGAGCAATTTGCCTGGCGAGCTGGTGAACGCGAATCAAAGCGCACTGTCCAACTTCGGCAATGCTCTGCAAGGCGGGAATGCTGGTGAAGTTCTGGCGGCGCAGCAGCGGCTGAATGATGCTCTGATGTCCTCGCGGCTCGCGATGGCAGGGGCGGAGAAGCCCGTCAACAAGATGTCGTTGGCGATGCACGATCTGTCGAAGGCGACCGTGCTTGCTTTGGGTCCGTTGTCAGGTATCGGCAGTCGTATTGCCGTAATGACCGCCCTGCTCGACTCGAATAGTGTCAAGGTGGCATTGTTCATCGGTGGCGCCGTTGCAGCTGCGAGTGCGTTGTACCAGCTGACCGCCGCATCGATCCGAGCATCGATGGAACAGGAGAAGTTTGACGCCCTGCTGATTACTTCGACGGGTAGCGCAACGCTCGTCGCCAAGGAATACGAATATCTGCTTAACACGTCCAACCGGATGGGCCAAAGCGTTAAGGGCTTGGTGAAGCCCTATGCTGACTTCACGTCAGCTGCGCGTCTGTCTGGCATGTCGTTGGACCAGCAACGCAGGGTTTTCGAAGCATTGTCCACTACGGGCTCAGCCCTTCGGTGGAACCAAGAACAACTGAGTCGCGCCTTCCTCGCCACCACCCAGATGCTCTCCAAGGGCTCGGTGATGTCGGAAGAAATGAAGAAGCAGCTCGGTGAACTGATCCCCAACGTGATTGGCCTAGGCGCTGCCGCCTCGGACACGTCCACGAAGGGCTTCATGAAGATGATGCAGGAAGGGAAGATTCTCACCAATGACTTCCTGCCCAAGTTCGCCGAACTGTTGCTGAAGGTCTTCGGTCCTGGCGCCATCGCCGGTGCAGAGTCTCTGCAAGGCAAGTTGTCTGTGTTGGACAACTCCATGTTCGAACTGCACAAGTCGTTTGACCGTGCGGTAGGGACGAGCGAATTCTTCCGCAAGGCTGTGATCGGGACCACCAACGTCGTGGACTTCCTGTCCAAGAACATGACGTCGGTGATTGCCCTATTCGCTGCATTTGCTGGTGCTGGTGCTGGTCTGGCAGTGGTCAGAATGCTGTCGTACCTTCCGACGCTGATTGGCAGCGTTACCAGTGCATTGGCCTTCTTGACGAGCGGCGTTACAGCAGCCCGTGTCGCCATCATGGTCTTGGAATCTTCCACGATCATCGGTTGGCTCATTCGTCTTGCAGGCGTGCTCACGGGTGCTGCACTCGGTTGGAAGCTGTTCAAGGACAGCGCTGATGACGCAGCGGGCAAGCAACAGAACATCAACAAGCAAATCCAAGATTGGCTCGACCTACAAACCAAGGTAGGGTCCACGCAAAAGCAAGTGCGTGACCAGATGGTTGGCCAAGCTGGGGAACGTTTGGGCCTCCTGCAAAAGGAACTGGATGCTCAGCTGGCAATGCATGCCAAGATCGAGGCTGCACGCAATCCTAAGGAAGGCACTCCGGCATACGATCGTAAGAAGTTTGCCGAAAACCGTGGGGATCCGATCCCGTTCACGGAAGAATTGCTTGCCTCCCAAGAGCGCCTCACTGCTATCCGCAAGGAGATGGCGGACCTGATTGGCATGGTCCAAAAGATGGGCCAAGTCAAACTGGAACCGGATCAGCCTCCTGGCGGGGAAGACGACAAGGACAAGAGGTCTGCCTGGGATAACTGGGTACGCCGGATCATCAGCAGCGTCAATACCGCAAAGGGTGCGGTGGCTGAATTCAATGCCCTAGTGAATGGCGGGGAATCGGCGCAAAACTTCGAGAAGGCGTTGGCGAAGGCTCGCGACGTCATGATCGACATACCCAAGAAGGCTGGCTCACTGGAAGAGGTCAGCAAGAAGCTGCGTGAGGCAGGCTTCGAAGGGGAGTCGGTGGTGGATCAGCTGACCGCCATGTTCCTGGCTGAAGAGAAGGCACGCGACGGCATTCGGGACTTCGGTAAGGCGGCTCGCGAACAAAAGACTGCCGTCAAGGAAGTTGCGGACCTCTTCAACGACCTGCAGAATCGCGATCAAGCGATCAGCGGAAACGTGACGTCCGTGGAAGACGCCAAGAACGCCAAGAAGCTGAACGATGAGATGGACAAGCTGCGTGATGCACTTGCCAAGATCGGAACTTCGGAAGAAGGCATCACGGTCACGCTTCAGGCCTACGCGGATGAGTGGACTCGGATCACTGGCGCCGAACGCCACGTGAAAGAGGTCGAAAAGGTCTCACGCGCCCTCGAGCAAATGGGTGTTAAGGTGGGTGACTCCACCACCGTCATCCAGGCGCAACAAGACAAGATGATTGCCTTGGTGCGTCGAGGTGTTGAGCTCAAGATCCTGACCGAAGAGGCTGGGGCGCAAGAGATCCTTCGGATCCAGACCGATGCATTCCGCAAGCTCACGAGCAAGTCCAACGAATACCGCGACTTCTTGCGGAGCCTGACCAACACCATCGAGAATGGTTTGACGGATGTCTTCGCTGGCAAGGGCGAGGCAGCAGACAAGTTCAAGCAACTGCTCGACAAGATCTGGGCTGAAGTGCTGGCCTTCATGGTGAAGATGGCTGTTGTCAAGCCGCTCATGAAGAGCTTGTTCGGCGGAGATTACACTGGCGTTGCGGGTGACGGGCCCGGCATCTTCAGCGGACTCATCGGTAACTTTGCTAGGGTCTTTGGCGGTGCCATGTTCCGTAACTGGGGAGCATCTGGCGGCGGTGTTGTGGATTACACACAAGTTCCTGCCGATGATCCGATGCAAGGACGTGCTGGAGGGGGCAATGTTAATCCCTTCACTGATTACTGGGTAGGCGAAGAAGGCCCTGAGCTGCTTCGCATGGGTAAAGATGGTGGTCGAATTTTGTCGGCATCGCAAAGCAAGAATGCCACGTCCGGGGGCGGCCTAACGTACTCTGATCAATCGCGGAACGTGTACAACATCGATGCTCGTGCGGATGTCGCATCCACCATGAGGATCGTTGCACAGTCTCACGCACGCAACAACCAACGCATCCAACGCATGCTCAAGGTGAGGTACGGCTGATGGCCATCGTTACTCTCCCCCTCAACCTGTCGTACCGCGAGTTCCGCTGGGGCGTCCTGGACTACGAACTGCAGGAGATGTCGGAGCCCACTGGCGACACCGCGGATCGAATTCTCGGGCCGAGCAGATGGTCTGCGTACTTGGTTTCGAACGATGACATGCCGCTGTCGGAAGCTGCCCGCTGGGAATGGTTGGTCCTCAACCTCCGCGGCGGCAATGTTCTGGCCATCTACGACATCGTGAGGAAGCAACCTTCTGGCACCATGCGCGGAAGCCCCGTGCTTGCTGCCTCTGCAGCAGTTGGTGATACCTCCTGCCAAATCACTACCACCGGAACTCTCAAGCTGGGTGATTGGTTTGGTATCGGAACTGGTTTCGGTACGAGCCAACTGGTCAAGGTGGCTGCAGATGCTTCTCCGGTCACCGGAACTCTCACTGTGACCTTCAATCAACCGCTGCGTAAGGCGTATGCCGCCGGTACCGTTGTCGTGTGGGACAAGCCTGTCGCCTACATGAAGCGCATGAACAAGCAAGCAACGCTTGGCCAATACGGTGTGCAAGGAACTGGGCAAGGCGGCTTCACGATCGACCTAATGGAGCGCTTCGGATGAGCTACGACTTCGATGCTGCGGCCACTGCAGTACTCAATTCCAAGGCGCGCGGCGCTCATTGGCTCATCGAGTGCGATTTCACGACAGGTATTGGGCGCTTCACCACGGCACCGATCGATGTCGTGTCTCCCAACGGGTTCACTTATCTGGGCCTGGGCAAGGGTATTGCAGTCGAGGACGTGAAGGAAGCTGCATCGCCGGACACAAGCACTCTGAACGTCCAGATCAGCATCGTCAACAAGACGATGTTGGCGCTGCTGACCGGGGATCAATCGATCTACCGCGGCCGCTCGATTCGTTTCATCTTGCAGATTTTCGACGGCAACTTCAAGCCTGTCGGGCAGCCTCGCAAGCGCTGGACTGGCGTGATGAACCCGATCCGGGTCAACCGCGAGAAGCCGGATGAGGCGAACGGCAATACGTTCGGATACATCGAGCTGCCGTGTACTCGTGCTGGGCTATCACGCGCGCGTCACCGCCAAGGTCTGCGCATGACGCACGAGCAACACATCCAGGATCATCCCGGCGACCTGTTCTTCGAGCATATGACAAGCTTGATCGAAAAGCCGACGCCCTGGATCTCGATCGCCTTCCAACGCATCTCATGAAGTCGCTTGGCCGCCAGCTCGAAGACTACCTCGCCCAGGTTCGGCGAGAGGGGCAGCCATTTGACTGGCAGAAGAACAACTGTGCACATTTCTGCAACAACTGGCGCGTTTTCCTAGGCCAAGAAGGCGTCGATCATCTGTTGCCGCCAGTCGCGAGCAAGGAAGATGCCCGCAGATACTTCCTCAAGCACAACGAGGGTCTATCGGGGCTCGTTTCGCAAACCACGAGTATGGTTCAAGTCCCACCTTCTTTCGTGCGCCTAGGGGACATCGTGCTATACTCCGTCCCGTCACATGACTTGGTTGCGCTGGGCATTGCGGCCGGTGGCGCTGTTGTTTTCTTGGGTGAGGATGGAATGCCTGTGGTAGCAAATGTGCCAATCACCCATGCGTGGAGGGTTTATGAATAAGACCCTCCGCGATTGGAAGAAGCACATTCGATCGTTCCCGCTCAAGAAGACAATCGTCGGGGCTTGCGTTGCGGCGGTTCCGTTTGCGGCGCATGCGGATGCGGTCTCGCTCGCGTACTTTGTCGCGTCCTGGGCTGCTAGCCTGGGCACGGCAGCTGGCTATTGGTGGGCAGCAGCAATCATCATTGCTACCACCGTCGCCTCGAACATGGACCAGCGTCGTAAGATCCGACATGCTCGGTCTGATGCCATCAACACCTACAATGCCTCGCTGAAGGACATTGGGGTACTGCAAATTGCCCCGGATCCGGACATCCGCGAAATCTACGGCGAGCGAGAAGTCGGGGGCTACGTTGTCGCCGGCTTTGCATCGGATAAGACGGACTACCGCGATGATGGCACGGTTTATACGCGGCCCGACGCGCTGAAGCATCTGGTGATCGTCCTCGCCAAAGGTCCCATCAAGTCCATTGGCGATGTCAAGATTGCCGGCGTATCACTGGGTACGCTTGATGCGAACGGTCGTCCGACGTCCGGCGACTACTACAAGAACCGGTATTATATGCCGGCACAAGCAGTTACGGGGCTCGATGGCACAGTTATCGTGCCGCATGTGCCACATACCATTGTAGGTACTGCCAAGTACAACCGCGAAGGTGGTGTTGTGACGTTGACGTCAGTCAACGTTCCAGTAACTATCACTCCGCTCGGTGACGGCACTGCACGATTGACAGCGACCGAGGCCGAGCTCTACATCGACTACCAGTATGATGCCAGTTATGGCGTCATCAAGATCACCAAATACCTGGGTACGGAAACTCAAGCCGCTGATCCGTATTTGATGTCGGTATCTGGCGGTAAGTGGACCGCAAACCATCGTGGCCTGGGTTGGGCGTATGTTGTGGTTACGCTTGACCTCGAACACGAACCATTCCAGGCAGGGATTCCAGCCCTTACCTTTGTGTGCGAAGGTCGAATGCTTTACGACCCGCGCAAGGACTCTACCAATGGGGGTACGGGCACTCATCGATACAACAACCCTGCGACCTGGGAATACGGCCGGAATGCGGCACTTGCCACCAGCAATTTCCTGTTCTCTAAGGTGGGCTTGTCGGTAGACCCCGCTACTGACATCAATTGGGCCTCTGTCATTACGGCCGCCAATGATTCGGACATCCCGACGTATGTCCAATCGACCACCGAGGCTCCTGGTGTGCTGGATGGCCCATTTCCCAAGTACGTAGTCGACGGCGTTATTGCATCTTCGGATCAATTGGAGGGTGTGCTGCAAGACCTGTCTGAAGCGATGGGCGGTTTTGTTGCATACGGAGCCGATTGGTCTCTGCACGCTGGGGTATGGCATACTCCGGTTGCTACGCTGAATGATTCGGATCTGGATGGAGAGATTTCCATCTTGCAATCCGGCACGGCGTACGAGGACCTGTTCAACATCGTCAATGGTACATACGTCGAGTCTGGAACTGCGAATCCGACCGACATGCTACCATACGTCAACTCGACCTATGTCACGGTTGACGGCGATCCGTTGACGACGGATGTGACATATCCATACACGAATTATTACCCACGAGCCAAGCAACTGGCTCGTATGGACGTCGAGAAGAATCATCGCGGTCTGATCATTCGATACCCGGGCAAGCTGCATCTGTGGCCGCGAGCTGTTGGCGAACGTGTATACGTCAACAGTTCGGAATATGGATACGTCAACAAGCCATTCCTAATCGTGGATTGGGAGTATGGCGTCATCTCACCTGTGACACTGATCCTGCACGAAGATGAGGCGGAGATCTATGACGACCTGGATGAGTTCACTCCGGTCTCTCGTAATCCGCCCCAACTTCCTGATCCGAATCGTGTGGTTGCGCTAAGTAACTTCCAAGCATTCACGGGAGAACAATACACACTACGTCAGCCTGATGGGGCATTGATCCCGCGGATCAAGATGACGTGGGATCCTGTTGTTGACTCGTACGCCCTGTATGGCGGACACATCGAGATTGTCTGGCGCGTCAACGACAGTACCGAAAAGCAGTCCATGCGCTTGCAGCCTAAGGAAATTGGCGCATGGATCACGAATGCATCCGACAACTCCCTGATCCACATCGAGGCGCGGATTTGGAACGGTTTTGCTCATTCGGAGGTGCAATCGGTCAACATTATCGTGGATGCTGGGAGCGTCCCATTCGTCCCCGTTCTCGACCTGTTCGCCACCTATGTAGGGAACCTAGTCCTTATCTCCTGGGCACCCCCAGTACCTCTGTACTGGAAGCGTACTGAAGTTCGCGTCGGCGCTAGCTGGGAAGTAGGCACGACGATCTTCAATGGCTTAGCAACCGCCTACAACTGGAATCCAACCTCTTCTGGAACATATACGATCTGGGTCAAGCACTTCGACACGTATGGCAATGAAGGTGCGGTAGCTACCACGACAGTCAATGTCGTAGCGCCTAGCATGGGAGCGTTCTCCACCTCGTTTAACGGGCCTGAGCTAGTACTAGTCTGGGTAGGTAACGCTGGCGCGTTCAATATTGCTGGTTACGAGATCCGCGTTGGCGCAGACTGGGATACAGGCACGCCACAACGATTTGTCCAGGCAAGCAAATATACCGAACTGGTGAAATGGGGCGGTGCGCGTACCTACTGGATCCGAGCTATCGATATCAAGGGTAATTTCAGTACCCCCGTGAGTGTTGTAGTGACGATCACGTCACCTGGCATTGTGCGCAATCAGCGTAGCGAAGTCATCGACAATAACGCATTGCTCTATTGGGATGCCCCCAATGTTGGCACGTTGCCGATTGAGCGGTATGAAGTTCGCAAAGGCCCTACATGGGCTGGCGGCTCCGTTGTCGGCAGCAACGGCAATAGCACGTTCACAGCCATCTTCGAACAAGTTGCAGCCAATATCATGTATTGGATCAACGCGTACGATTCGGCAGGGAACGAAGGCACGCCAGTCTCGATTGCGGCTACAATTAACCAACCGCCGGATTATGTTCTGCGATCCGACATCAATAGCACGTTCGGAGGGACGAAGAACAATTTCTACATGGAAAACGGGAAGATGTATGGCCCAGTGAGCACTTCAGAATCCTGGGCAACGCACTTCAGTTCTCGTGGCTGGAATTCGCCGCAGGATCAGATCACTGCCGGATATCCTTTGTATATCATGCCCAGTCTCACGTCTGGGTATTATGAGGAGATCCGGAACTATGGCGCGACGCTACCAGCTACCACAATCACCGTCACAGTCAACTCTACCTTGATTGCAGGGGCGGTTACGATGACCCCGACGATCAGCTGGTCGGCGGACGGAGCATCATGGACTGCTGGTACTGTCGGGCAATATTCAGTACTCGCGCCTGCCGGATTCCAATACGTCAAGGTGCGGTTGGATTTCAGCTGCACCGCCGGCGCCAACCTGATTGAGCTGAGTGCGCTGAACATCAAGCTGGCCAGCAAGCAAAAGACCGACAGCGGTAAGGCCACAATCACGAACGCCACCACTGGCGTCGTCGTCACCTTCAACCAGGCGTTCATCGACGCGGACACGCCCATTGTGCAACCCGAAGGTACCACGCCTCGGATTCCCGTGGTCGATTTTACCGACTCTCCCAACCCTACTTCTTTCACTGTCTACCTTTATGACCTCGCAGGCGTAAAGGTTACCGGCTCTTTCAGTTGGACTGCACGAGGATCCTAAAATGGCTATCGACTTCACCAAGCCGGTCACCACCGACAACTATAGCACAGTACTTCTGCCGGGGCTGGTTGCGGCGCATACAGCTATCGCACAGCTACTCGACAGTACGCAGACAACCATTACTGGTACGCCTCCAACATATGCCAAGCGGTACAACCGTACGAGCTCTGCGCTGGAAGAGTGGAACGGCTCGGCGTGGGTGGGGATGCCGCTGCAGGGCATCAACTTCCTAAGCGGAAAGATCGGTCTTGGCGTGACTTCTCCGGCGTACAAGCTGGACGTCAACACTACGGACGACACCGCTTCGATTCCGACTGCTCGCATTGGCGGTGAGCGGCCGTTCTACCTGCAGCCAGGTACTGGTGGGTCCGCGCTCTATGGCCCGGTCTTCGGCCTTGGCGGATACGTCAACACCAACGCAGACCAATTTCACAAGCCGGCTGCGAGTAACATGAATGGCATGGCTGCCATCGCAGGCGCGCATGCCGGCGACATCGAGTTCTTTGCGCACAGTGCCGGCACCTTGGCGGCCGTGACCACGAGCCTTGCCGCAGCGAGACGCATGGTGCTGAAGGGTGCCACAGGCCAGTTGCTTCTCAATCGAACAACTGACTCTGGCTTCGGCCTGCTGCAGATTGCCGACACCACCGGCTCCATTGCCGACCTGGCCAGCAGCGCGGCGGGAACTTCCATCGCGCGGGTGCGCAACACTGGCGCGCAGATCACCGGCTTGGCGGTGCAGAACAGCGCCACAGGTACTACCTCGGCCAGTGGGCTGCGTCTCCTGATCGACGCCAGCGGTGTGGCCTTCCTAAACCAGGAAGGGGCCAGCTCGCTGAATCTAGGCACCAACGGCAGCACGCGGCTGTCGATCGCGTCGGGCGGCCTGGTCACCGCGTCGGTCGGCCTCGCCGGCCCCGGTAGCGGCATCACTGGCCTGAACGCCAGCAACCTGGCCAGCGGCACCGTGCCGAACGCGCGCACCACCGGCGCCACCGCGGCCACTGCCAACACGCTGGCGCTGCGGGACGCGAACGGGGACAGTGCGGTGCGCGGCCTGACGCTGGGCAACACCGCGATCGCCGGTGCCAACGTGCTGGACTGGTACGAAGAAGGCAGCTTCACGCCGACGGTCACGGGCGCCAGCGTTGCGGGCACCGCCAGTTCCTACCCCACGCAGGTGGGCCGCTACGTCCGCATGGGCCGCTTGGTCTACGTGGAGATCGAACTCCAGTGGTCGGGCCACACCGGCAGCGGTATCGCACGCATCCAGGGCCTGCCCTTCGCTGCCGCTCGAGACAGCTACACGCTGTCGGCCTTCGCGTACAGCCCCAGCAAGCCCTACACCTGGCGCGGCGTGACGACCGCGGGGCAAACCTACCTGCAGCTTTACGGCATCGAGCCGTCCACCGGCGGCAACGACAACGAGCTTGTGTCCGCCGCCGATGGCCCCTGGCGCCTTTACGGCTTCTACGAGGTCTGATCCATGCCCGTCACCGACTACACCATCCCCGCGCCGCTCATGCAGGCCATCGTGAGCACCATCGGCGCGCTGCCGTGGCAGCAGGTGCACCAGATCATGGGCGCGCTCGTGTCCGAGATCCGCCACGGAAGGTCTTGTGCGGTGGACAGCCACGAGTGCTGGCACATACAGTGTCAGCATCGAATTCTCCTACCTGGCTGGTTAAGGTAGGCTTTTAACCGCTCTCAACTAGAGGTAATCATGGAACAGAACAAAGGTCCCGAACAATACACCTTCTCCGCCCCGCTGACGCAAGCCATCGTCAGCACGCTGGGTTCCCTCCCCTGGAACCAGGTGCATCAGCTGATGGTCGCGATCACTGCCGAGATCGGCCAGCAAGAGGCCACGTACCGCAAACGCCCTCCCGAGCCCGAGCTCGAGCCCTCGCCCAAGTAGGTTAGGTTGCGGGGAGATTTTCGCAACCCCGATTGCCGGTGACGTTTTCAAGGCACCTGCTCTAAGGTTCGGAGAGCGGGCTTGCAGGTGTCTCTTTTTCTTTGAGTGCCCGCTGGCGGCGAAGCCATGAAGTCTCTTTCTTGGCAGAACCCGCGCAATTTTTGACCCTCAAAGAACTCTTGATTGCCTATAGGGACATGCGATATAATTAAGTATCGCGTGGCATCTATAGGTTACAGGCTCGATAACTATGACCCAAAATACGGCCACTGCGCTTCTCCAACAGGATCTGGAGAAGAGCGGATTGGAAATAAGCGATCTGGGAGCCTACGTCGCACAGGAGGCGGAGATCGCAGCAGTAGGTCTTAAGGCTGCATTGTATCTGGGATCCGGGCCTGCAGTAACGGCTCCCGGTTATATCATCCCGTACTACGACGCTGCTGGCAATCGAGTACCGTTCTATCGGATGCGGCTGTTCCATCCGAACCCCAAAGGGGCGAAGTATCTTCAGCCTGCGAACGTGGGCAGCTGGGTGTACTTCCCCAAACAATTCAGATCACTGCTCCAGCAAGCAGTGTCCGCAGGTCGAAAAGTCCCCGTCATCGTCACGGAGGGGGAGAAGAAGGCTGCGAAGGCTGCTGCATGTGGGTTTCTCTCGTGCGCGCTTGGTGGTGTGTACAACTGGCGATCCAAGACAGTTGTCTTTCCAGAAGAGACCGAACTGGCGAAGAATCGTGAAGGCCAGATCATCGCCAAGATCAAGGGCAATTTGACAGAATCCATGACAATGGATCGTCGTGGCATCCTGGCGAATGGGATGCAGCACTTGATCCAGATCGTGCGCCAGCACAATCTGCAGGTCGTCATTCTATTCGACTCCGACTACCCAATCAACCCAGACGTTCAGAAGGCTGCAGCCGAGTTGGCCTTCGAGTTCCGCAGCAACGGGATCCCCACCAAGGACATTCGGCAGCTGTCGCTGACTACAGGAGAAGGCAAGAAGGTTGGACTGGATGACTACCTCGTGGACAACGGGGTGATGGCGTTGCACAAAGAGCTGGATAAGTGCCTCAACGCCAAGAACGCTTACCCCATCCATCCTGAGATGCGAAGCCTGCTTGCACGACAACTGGACGCAAGACTGGATCGATCGGAGTACAAAGACCTGGCGTTGATGATTCTGGCTGACATGGACGTAAACGGGCGTCGCATGATCGACAAGAATTCGGGCGCGCCATTCTACTTTGACGAGGTGGAGAAGGTTCTAATGCCAGTCAACCTTCTGCACAATCACGAAGAACCGCTGCACGAGACCCGCTTCGGTGAGTTCCTATATCGTCGGTACGATCTGTCACAGGCAGATCATCGACTGCTGGCATGGCTTGCGGCAGGCTTCACAGGCGAAGAGCCGATCGAGACTGTGGAGCCGCGATCAGTCTTCACGCTGACGAAGGATGGACTCGCCTACCAGATCGATGACGGGCATTTCGCCCTCATCACCTCCGATCCTCAGGTACCTATCGTCATCAAGACCAATGGCAGTGATGGGATTCTGTTCAAGGCCAAGCAGGTGGAACCGATCAACGCGAATGAGCTGATTCGCGGGGTCAAGCAACAGGTCTACTGGCTCTCCCAGAACCCCCCGTTCGAGGACTTCTTCTGGCGTCGCGCTGCCAAGCAGTTCAAGTTCGTGCATCCTCGGGACTGCGACATCATGACAGTCCTGTCGTACCTATCTCCATGGCTTCAGCGCTGGCATGGCGCTCAGCTTCCCGTGGAGCTGATGATCGGTGAGCCAGGTTCCGGCAAAAGCTCGATGTACGCTTTGCGCCTGGAGATCCTGACCGGGAGATCGGAGCTTCGCAATCAGCCGACAGACATCCGAGATTGGTACGCATCCATCACATCGCAAGGCGGAATGCACGTTACCGACAACATCGGGTTCGCGTCCAAGGAAATCAAGCAGCGCCTCTCTGACGAGATGTGCCGTCTCGTCACTGAACCGAAGCCAACGGTTGAGATGCGGAAGCTGTTCACGACATCGGAGAACGTGCGGATCCCGGTGAACGTGGTGTTTGCAATGACGGCTATTCAGCAGCCATTCGTCAACGCAGACATTATGCAACGCTCTGTCATCATGGAGCTGTCTGCCATCGGAGATGGGCACGCATCGGATTGGAACGGAAACCAACTCAGGTTGCGCGGAGGCCGGCTAGGCTGGCTTTGCCATCAGTTGGCGGTACTCCATTCGTTCTTCGTGCGGGTCAAGGAGGATCCGAACTTCTGGCAGGAAGACTATCGATCGAAGCATCGCCTGGCCCACTTTGAGCAACTATTCCACATGATGGGGCAAGTCCTCAACATTCCAGATTTGGAT